CGCGGGAACGCCTGCGTTCGCGTTGGGAATAGATGCCCGGCTAGGAACTCTTATGTTCCAATGGTCTACATTGGAATACAAAAGCTTCATGGCTAAGTATGACATGGACAAGCCGTCTACCTATCCTATAGGAAAGGTATCGGTAGTCAAAGAACCGGGGAACAAGATCAGACCTGTAACCTCGTCACAGACGTGGTTAAATGTCTTTCTCTCGCCTGCGGCTCACACACTGAGAGGGTTTCTTGAAACCCTTCCAGCGTGTAGAGTAGGCTTGAGTGAGTCGAACGGGTTGTTCAGATTCTCACAAGAATACAAATTAGAATCAAACATGGAAGACTTCATATCAACAAGTGATATGGCGTCGGCCACCGATAGGGCAGCACACGAAACAGGTTTCGGTCTGCTGAATGGTCTAATAAATGAGCTATTCTCTCAAGGAGCCCTTAATAAGGGCGAAAGAGATTATCTCAAGAATGCAGCCGCGCTTCTCACCACTCCTAAAAGGCTTTCAATGAAAACCAAAGGATATGAGAAACGGCTCTTAAAAGCAGCTATACATAAAGGAGAAATCGACGGCATCATTGATGGCGATTCGATAGTCTTCTCTAATTATAGAGGCATTATGATGGGAGACCCAATAACTAAAATAGTGTTAACACTTAGTAGTTACGGGGCCTGGCGATCAACCGTGAAGTCGCCAGCAAATGATGTCAGAGACTTCAAGCTGATTACTTCACCCAGTAAGATAAGATACCATTCAGATGTCAAAGCCTACGCATGCGCAGGCGATGATCATCTGGGGATCGGATCGTACGAATCCTTGCTGCGAATTCCATTAGTTATGGAATCCATGGCTTACGAGATCTCGTGGGACAAGTACAATATTAACAAGAAGTTTGTTTCTTATTGCCAACTCTTTGGAATGCTGCCAGGTTATAACCCGGTAACAAAAGCCAAAGCGATCATAAATGATCGTGACAAAAGATTCATTCAAATTGATATTCCGAAGTTAAGACTTCTCACCCAATTCCAGAAAATGGGCGGGAGGGAAAACTTCGATAAACCCGATCCGTTAATCGGCAAGTCACTCCAAATGTCTAAAGACATTGAGTACATGCGAGAAACGCTTCGGTTGAAAGAAGTAAAGATAGACGAAGGATTGAGCACATATTATGCGCGAATCGAATCGTTTATCAACTTACAATCGGTGTTCGTTCGACTTCTCATGCCATCATGGATGGAATGGAAGTTGATAGTGAACCCGATGACTTACTTACCACCGGAATTCGGAGGTCTTGGTCTCACGCTCCCTTACGACGTATCGATAAGGGAAAACGAAAGAGCAAGATCGATTGCAGCTCGGTTTACAGTCAGGAC